GGCTCTGCCCAGCATCGGCAATTCGGCCCGCAACCAGGATTGTATCGCATGGGATGCCCTGGCTCGCCGGCATCTGGAGGATCGTTCCAACGAAACGTTTTGTTATTCAGATAGCGATGACGCGGCCGCGTATCCGAATCCATGACCGCGTGCCAAACGTAGTGCGTGGATCCAACGTATTTAGCGCGAGACTCCTGCAGGAGCGCGCCGGTCCTCGAAGTTTCGGTCCTGGCGATCAGCCGCGCGCGCGAGGCGGTTACATCGCCGGTCCGGAGGATCTCTTTCGCTATTTCGCCGGCGCGTGTAGCGTGCGTGATTCCCTCAAGCGTAAGTTCGTGGACTCGCTCGGCCGCCTGGATCGGGAGCGAAGTGATCAGGTGCACCTGGCTCTCCATTGCGGCCCGCAGTGTTTCTCCGGTCGGTGCGTGAAAGATTTCACGGCGCAGCACGCGGCCCATCTCGCGCGAGGCCTCGATCCAGGCCACGGCATCACGACGGCCGACGTCATCGTGCATCTTGCGGACGACAGCCCTGGCCCACGGCTCGATGATCTTCGCGTACCGTTTGAGCATCGCGCGGATGGTTTCTATGTTTTCAGTGATGCCGGCGTGGGAAAAATCCTTGATGAGCGAGCCGACTTGCTTGCCGACTCCGACGAGCTGGCGCTCGAAGGATGCCGCAGCCTTGCGCGATTTCAGAAATCGTTCACGCGCGAGTTTGCGGAGCTGTCTCGGTGTGGGCGGCTTCTTCGGCACTTCTCAATTTACTCTCCTTTGGCTAATTTTCTCCATCAGGATTCCAATGGCCATTCCGTACCAGAGCCCAAGCTGGATCGTCTGTGCCGGGTTAGCCTTCTGTTTGATCGCTTCATCTGCGATCTCTTTCGTAAGTTTAAGTATCTCGAGCGAGCCCGCGGCAAACTCCTTGCGCAATTCGCGCATGAGCTCCGGGCGCTCTCGAAGCTGGCCTAAGAGAAATGCCTGGATCGTTTCGTTTACCGGATACGCGCTCAAAAGAACCTCGCGAAGAGTTTCTTCCAATCGATTTCGCCGATTTTATCGGAAACCCACTTCTCTACTTCCTGGCCCCAATGCTCTCTCGTTTTCCGATAGCACGAATCACGATCGAGCAGCACAGCCGTTGCACCACACGCGCAGTGCCACATCCAATCGCCGAAGCCGCTCGTGGCATAGGTTGCTTCATGCTCAGTAATGATGCGGGCTACTTCATCGCGGAACATCAGCCTTCTCTCTCGAACGTAGCCACGAACGCCACGGTTCTACTTGGCCCGACAATGGCGGCTCGGCCCATAACTGCCCTTGCAGAATTTTGCGCACTGCCGCTTGCGCAATATCAACTGCATCTTCGTCATTCACTCCGATGATTTGCTCGACTAGATTGACAGGGCTGAGCCAACGCCATGTGCTGGCATCATCGGCCACCGGATTCTTTTCACTATCGAGCGCCACCAGCATGATCTCGTGAGTGGCGCCCTCGCGACGAATATCGGCTGGCTTTACGCCTTCGATGGGTCGAAGGTGGATCACGGCAAGATGATAATGTCTCCATGCCGCTGATTGGCCCGGGCATTCCAAGAGCCATGACGCGAGCTGCGCTTTGAAATCAGGTTTGTCGCCAGGCTCCCATTCGGAAAGTATTTCGATCGCCTTTCCAGCAGAGCCGATCTGTACAATGCCCCGGGATAATCGCACGTACTCAGCCCAGCGGCGTGATGGTGATGTTCAGCGAATTGCGGAATGGCCTCGACCATGTACGCGTCGCGTCATCATACGATTGGGCGCTTTGTGAGCCGTAGGCGCTGACGTTGATCTCTTTATCCGGGTCCTCGTTCTTCTCCAGGCAAAGCCCGATCAGATCCGCGGCCCGCAGCCGAATGGTTTCTTCCGGCTCAAGGCATTTTGAGGCGCTCTCAAATTGTTGTTTGATTTTCTCGATGACTTCCGGCACCTTCCCTTTTGCTCCCACGCTCCAGCTCATTTTGTTTTCTCCTTAGGATGAAGTGGTTTTGATACGAGGCCCACCAATCCGCAATGATCTCGTGCTGCGCTGCTACCAGCGCCAGAGAGCGCGCACGTTTAATCGCCGCGCTTTCCGTTGGGCTCCAGCCTGTACAGACTTGCCGATGCAGAAAAGTTTCGAGACGATCTTTCTCGCGCGCTTCCGTGATGGGTTGAACCCAAAGATTTTTAACCTCGTCTGCGCCGGCCAATTCTCGCGGCCCGAAGTGATCGACTTCGTACGCCGGCCCTGGGCATCCGGATTTGATGCCATATTCGGCGCACACTTCAGCCTTCATCTGTTCAGTGACGTGGCGGCGATCCAGCCCCCATTTCGTGCCGCACACTGTATCGATGCTCAAATTCCGAAAGCGCCCTGGCGTCAACGCCAGGTTCGGCATGGCCGGGCGCGGACCCACATAAGTTTGCGCCGGATAGACTGGCGCGATCAAAAAGACGTAGACGATGCCGGCAACTGCCAACGCCCGGACTGAAATCGACAAAACGATTTTCATATCGACATCTCATCGTGCGGAGCGCGAGCTGCTCGCGCTGCCATGCGCTCGAGGATTCGGAAGATTCGGAACCAGCGGCGCGCTCGTATTCTACGCCTGGCGGCGGTCGCGCGCGCGGCTATTTCAGATTGCGGCGCTACGGGCTGCCTTGAACCATTCGCAGTAGCCTTCAGGCTTGATGATCCCGCTGACGAGCTCACAGGTTCCTCCTAGCTCTTGATCGTGCTGGAAGTGAACGCAGTCTTTGCAGTGATCTTGCCCTGGAGCTTGATCGACATAATGCGCTTCGGCCTTGGTGCCTTTATCGTCAACTGTAGCCGCATCGCCATCCTTCTTTTTCTTCTTCGCCTTTGGCGCGGCGCCTCCTTCTTCGCCTTCGCCGGAAACTTCAGAGATAGGCGGCACCGGAACATCGCTCGCGCTCTCGATATCCTCGCGCGTGATGTTGGTGAACACGCCGGTGACAGTGCTGGTCTGCTTCAGCTCCTTGAGCGCGGTCTGATCGCTGATAATGCCGCCCTCATGAGCTTTCACCACCGCATCGGTTATCGCAGTCGAGATATCGGCCTTCTCCTTTTCAGGGACTTGCCAGAGCGGCCGGAATACAATTCCGAAGCCGCGATTGAGTTTCATGCCCATCGATTGGGCAATCGCGCGGTAAACGGTAGTGATTCCAACTTTTAAGTGGCGCACTTGCAGCGACCGGATCCCGTCGTAGTAAGTGCGCAAATCGGATTCGCCAGTCGAGTTCAATCCGGCCGGCGACTGCCCTAGAAGCCTGACGAGCGGGATCTGCAGCGCGCCGGAGATTTGCTGCGCGAGAGCCATGATCAAATCACTCAGGCCGGCAAAAGTCGGATTCGCATGCGCTTCGAATTCATCATCGCCATCGAGCAGCGTCATGCCCTCGTTGGTTTGCGTGTCCTTCATGAACGCGACTTGCTTGATCAGGGCCTCATACATCTTGCCGCCATTGGCCACGAGATTCCGGAAGCCCTTGATCTTGTACGTGCGCACCCAGGCTTTATAAGCGAGCTGCGCCGCGCCCTGCGTGGACGAATCGAACGCGACCATGCGATCGTACAAACGCTCGAGCACGGAAATCCCCCACAGATTTTCCATCAGCCGCTGCCAGTAAGGGAGCCGGATACCTTCCTGGCGAATGCACCGGCTGTAGTGGATGGTCATTCCATTCATCCCCGGGGCCTGGCTAGTGACGCGATAAAATTTTGGCAGCCCGTAGTACGGGCCCAGATCTTGAACCAGGTCTGTAAGCGAGGGCTCCACCTGCCAGCGGTCGAGCACGAACAAGCCGCGGAAAGCAGTCTTGCCGACCGACTCGAGACGGAAGGGCGTCTTGGGATCCTGGCCGTCGATCATCTGGACCGCGATGCAGCCGCCGTACAGCCGGGCCCACTTCAGATAATCATTTAGCGAATTCCAGACTCCCAGGGCTGTCGCAACTTCTTCGATTTCATCGATTGCGTCTGGATCGATATCGCCGGTCAGTTCGACGCCGGCGCGCGTCATGTCATCAGCTACCAGGTCGATCGCCACACCACCGAGCCACGATCCGCGATGGATCCATTCGAGGATGTTGCGAACGCGCGTGATGGGATTGAAGCCGTAAGTGGAGCTCGAGAACGTAGGGCTAACGCCCATGCCGAGCGAGGCGATGAAGTTCTGGTAGCTGTCGCCTGTAAGTTTGCTCTCGCCTGTCAGCTTCTTGGCGAGATCCCCCATTTTCTTTTCGAGTTGATTTACGCGCTCGGCGCGCGCGGCATTGTCTGCGGTGAGAGCTTGCTTTGCGAGTCTGGCTTTCGGTCGTGCGGGATTCTTAGGCATCTAGTCCTTCCGCCAGTCACTTTTACAGATTTGGCACAGGCGTGATTTATCGTGCGCGCCTAGCAACCGAAAGCACAGCTTGCAGCGATTCGCTCTTTTGACCTTAACGCCTCGGCGCACAAAATGGAATTTCAATCCGAAGGCCCGATCGATTGCGGAGACGGGGATGGCGATGAGTTCGAGCGGCAGAGCAACGGCCACGCCCGCAACTTATAGCTGGAAAGTTATTTAAGATGCAAGAGAAAGACCCCGGCGAGGTTCGAACTCGCAACCCTCAGATTTAGAATCTGCCGCTCTACCAATTGAGCTACGGGGCCTCAGATATACATGTATATACTTGGATATGTTTTTCGACGGGCTCCCTTCCGACACATCCGCGCGATGGATCTGCGCGTGCTGTGAAAATGAAACTGGCGGCCGGTTCAGTTTGGTATGGCCAGAAGCCTGTGAAGAGTGCGGGCTGTGCTGGATTTGCTGCCAGTGCCCGGGCTCCGCGTTCACGCCTTACGATCCGGCAGTGCTCACATGGTTTCATTCACCCATGCCTTCGCGCGCCGAGATTGAAAGATGGCGCAGGGGCTTGCTTTGCGCTGTAGCGCCCTGAAAACAGCCGGTGAGCCGCCTTCAAGCCACTGCCCCTGCATTGGCGCGCCCGGCGAGTGTCGATCTCGCAGCAGCGGATTTAGAGTCCGCCGTGTTTGCCGAAACTTCGGGCGCGTGATAAAGCCGGTAACACTTGAGCAGTTCGCGCTCCGGACTGTCCGCATGAAGCGGCGCCGTCGCGATCGCTGTCAATCCAAAATCGTGATCAGGTTCTCGCCAGGCAAAGTGCGGGATATTCTGAGTTTGTAGTTTGCGCAGCACGCGTTCGAGAGAACGAGTGTTTGGCATCCCCACGGCGACAAGGTTTGGGATGCCTGGATCACCACCGCGCAGTGCCGCGACGTGAAAGCTGGCGTGATTGGTTTGGACGATGATGTGTTCAACGGGAAGATCGACGCGGAAGAAGAGATAGCGGTACGTTTCGTTTGGAATCTACAGATCGTGTATCATGGGCCGATTATCCGCCGAAGCCGCTCGAAGTGTCAAGCTAGGAATCCGTGGGCGAATTGACTGCCTCACAGGCGCTCTCAATCCTTCCCAAAAAGTAACTGCGTCATCCCGCGCGTCGCACGCATATTCACCTAACAGCTTACCGGATTCGTCGAGCACAATACCACGCTGCGGCTCAAGGCCGTAACATGGATACGCTCCCCGAGCCATCAAACTGGAAGCGAATCGCACCTGCGGCGATGCGAACTGCGGGGCCGGAATCGGGAAGGTGTAGATGCTGAGGCACATGGATCCATAGCAAATCATTATTGCTAAGGAAGCGCAGGCGACTGGTACCTTGTTCCAGGTCGCTACCATACTAGCTCTCATGATTGTCTCCTCCACTGTTTCACGATCTCTTCGATGGGCATTCCACATTGCGTGCATTCTCCAGATCCTTGGACTTGGCCGTGCTGGACAGAGAAATTACCCGTGATGGTCGGGACAGAGTCTTTGGTTTTGTGAACACAAGTCGCTGGATCTTCCGTGTAAACGGCTCCATCGATCATTCGCTTTCTCCTTTGGAAAATAACTCGATGACCGTATCAACAGCTTGAATTGCTTTGTCGAGCTCGTCGCGCCGCCGAACAAGATCATCTCGCAATATCTGGAGCGATCCTGCATTCCCACCTTGCTCGCGTTGAGTTGGTTTCGGCTCAACGGTGTCGGGCTTGCCTCGTCCCGACTCGCCGCCCCCTTTGTGTCCGACACGCGATGCCTTCTCGCGCATTTCATCCGGCCCGTCTTTCAGTCCGGACGCTCCCCTGGCGGTCCCCGTCCGATTCTTACGACGAAAGAAACACCGGCCCTTATGATTTGCAAGCCGACCGCAACCACATTTCACGAGGTGGCCATTTTCAATTTGCACTTTACGGGCGCGAATAGGTGCAACAGGACCGGCCGTGCTCTCACCGACGAGTTGCTGAAGCGCAGAATCGCTCAACTGCTTGACCGGCTGATTTACCGGACGGCCTTTGCCATTCATAAAATCGTGATAACACGGATCGCACATGCCCTTCCCGCCAGGCCCGATGCGCATGGCTACCCGATCCGGATGGACTGCGCAAAAATCAGGCACGATTTATTTCCGCGGAACTGGAACACCTGGTGGCCGGCCTATCCCATGTGGTTTCGGTGGATTTCTGCCAGTCTGATAGTTTGGATTTACGAAGCCGCTACCAGTAGCAATATCCTCGGGCGTGAGCGGCCGCATAGTGTGCTGATTTGCCAGACTTGCATCTGCGCGCCCACCTTCCGCTTCCTTGCGCCCATTGAGTTTGCCATGTCCATAGCCTAAAGCATAGGCGCTCACCGCGATGACCAAAATAATGGGTCCTACCATGGGTCCTCCGTGATAAAAACTTTGATCTCCGTTCGCTGCGGAAGTCCGTAGTGCTTTTCTATCGTGGCCTTCCACACCTGGTTGTCATCCGTGTAGACGATGCCGGTCAGAGCGTCTCCGACCGCGCGGGCGAGTTTATCCCAATCCGGCCTCCTCATATGCTGTTGAAATCTTTTGGGCAGAGATGCCGGCCGCTCGAGATAGAACGTGATGACCAATTCAAGTGGGACCATGGCCGGGATTGGAACAAGCATGCCAGCGTATTCAGTTCTCAATGGGAGCTGTTCACGGAACGCGATCGCTGCAACTTGAGCCACGGTCTTGCGCCATCTCTTCAGTTTCGGATTGCCGTCGACGATCGCTGTAAACTTTCGCCCAGGGATCGATATCGCTTTCATCGAGCCTTGGGGCTGCGGTTCACCCTGGACGACGAAACTGAGAAATTCGCTCATGGCGCGGCCTCGCGTTCCACTTCTATGAATTTGCCGCCAGAGCGACTCACCCATTTCCGAACGATTTCCAAGCACTCATCCCAAGTCGGATAACAACGCGAGAAGAACTGCATCTCGTTGAAGGTTTCGACGCACCAATGATTGCCACACTTTTCGATTCGTGGTTTAGCGATCATGGTTGGTCATCACCTCCTTTCGGCTTGCCGAGAAGGGCTTCGAGTTCTGTAACGTGTAGCTGAGCCTCCTCGCGGAATACATTATCGTTGAAATCGGCTACTCCTAAGCGCCAATGCCACCACTTCGCTTCTTCCAATCGCGCAGCGGCGCAGGCGGCTTGCGTCTGCTCGCGGAGCTCGGCACAGTCCGTCCACGCCATGAGGCCATCGAAGTGTTTGAACGTACCATCGAAATATCGCTTTATGGGCACGCCATCCTTACAGAGATTGCAATGTTTGTCGCTCATGGCTTCCTCTTTAGAAAACTTCGGATAAACGCCCTGCCTTCCTTCGTGTAATCTTGGCGCTTGAGATCGATGGGCCAGTAATTTAGCGCGGCAGCCAGAAGTCTCGTGCCGATGCCTTGACGGCGCCGGCCATATCCACGACCAGCATCACTTCACCGTTCCACTGCCAGCGAAGAAATCCCGTGACATTGCCGGCCTCATCGCAGCACACCAGTTCTCGATGATTTTTGGTTATGCCCGGCTTTCCTTTAGGCCGATTCGTCCAACTCACGCCAGCCTTCGATCTTTACCGGCGAGCTCGAGCGCGGTGAATGCGCCGAGACGGCTAGCGATCCGCTCATCCATCTTAGCTGTGATCTCTCCGAGGGACCAATTCGTAGTCACGATAGTGGGATAGTTTTTATTAAGCCGTTGATCGAGTAGCTCTAGTGTCGCTGATCGCTGGAAGTCTGAAAGCGCGCCAGCTCCCATATCATCAAGGGCTAGCCAATACGGAGATGTGAGTTGCTCGTAAACGTGCCGCTCGCTGATCCGTAGATCGAAGCACTCGCGGATCAGTAAATAGAATTCGGGGCACCGTATGAAATAAACTTCACGTGGCGGCTTGAAGTGGTTGCGGATGAGAATGAGCATGCGGACGATCGCGGCCGCGAGATACGTTTTCCCTCGGCCGGCATCGCCAGTGATCAATAAACCGTCGTTTGGTTTGGCCAGCCAGTCCAGGACAGCGCCACGAAGATCGTCGTCAATATCCGTCATACGCGCCTTGCGCATCTTTCCCGGCAGTCGAGTGATGATCCGTTTTGCGCTGACACACTCACATTCGTGCATTAAGCGATCTAAACCGAGGACGAACCCGACGTCTCGGCAGATTTGACACTCTTCACTTTTCTCCGAAGACTCTAGGTTTAGGGTATTGCTTTCCTGGCTCGTGATGGAGTGCGCCAGGCGCGTTGCTATGTCCTGCATCGATTCCAGATCGTCTGCCATTGCTGTTCTCCTTGAACTGCGGCACTTTATGGATCCAGGTGTACCACGCCCGCTCCCAATCTTTGAAGGTTGAACCTTTAGCTTTGTGGAAATTCTCGAAGTGCTCCCACTCCTTTTCGGGATCGGCGATTCCCCGGGTTCTCGCATACTCGGAGAGTTTGTCTGTCAGTGAAAGGCCGTCAGGCCAAGAGGTCGCGCGCGGAGCGCCGGGTTTGCGCGAATCCCTCCCCACACCCCTCCCTGCTAACGCTACCAACTCTGGATCTTGAGAAAACTTAAGTAACGGCTCCCCAACTCCAACTCCAACTCCAACTCCAACTCCAACTCC